TACTTAGGGATGAAAATTTGTCTTGTTTCAACAAGGCCCGTAGTATGGATGTACTAAAACCAGAAACCATGGCAGTATTATTTTCATCTACTGTTACTGGGAAATCAGCAATATTTGCTGCGATATTCCAAAAAATTATGGATGGTCTTTCATATCCATGGGATGCATATTTTTCTTTGATAACCTTGAAGTTGGTTTTAGAATTCTTACCATACCCCTCGGCAACGTTAAACTGCATATCGGATAGAATTAATATCTTCTTTGGCATATCTTCTGGTTTTAAGTTATGTTTTTTTGCCTTATTTAAGATAAGATCAAAAGTGCCTTGTATATTGGTGCTACCACCCCATGGTATATCCCTAATAGTTCTAAATTTTTGTTCCAATGTAGACTCGTTTATTACTTCAAATGTAGGATCATTATGGAAAGTAATAACATGATTATGGAATACCCCCTTTACACTATTGGAAATTAGCAGTCCTAGAGCAATAGATACATCCATAGGTGTAAATGTAGGTAGTTTGGTGCCACGCACATGAAAACCCCAACTCCCCATTGATCCTGATGTGTCAACGACACAAAGAGTATCTTTCAGGACACCCAATTTATCCGTTTCGTCCTCTAGAACCTTCCATTGAGCCTCTAATATAGTCGTTGACGAAGATCCATTCTGTTTAAGTTCGTATATTATCTCGTGGGGGAATAGTTGTTTGGCGTTAATAGACACTTCGCCTTTGTTTAGTTTGATTTTCCAATCCATGAAAGTATCTGGGGAATGTTTTTCGAAAGAAGTTTTTAGTTTCTTCATGGCACAGGATGGAACTTTACTGTAGTCAATATCATCCCAACTATTAGAGCACATGAATCTCTCTACTATTTTGAGGTAGAGGCGTAAGGGACTAGTATATTTAGTTCTATATTCCTTATATGACCATTTCATTGTAGTACAGATAGTACTGACAGTTTGATGTTTAAAATCAAGGGAATCCTTTTGTGTTGGTGCCCATTTAGCACACAATGTGATAGATTTTCCATTTTGCATTAGACTAAGATCAGCAATCAATTGATTACCCATAATTTTAACAATTTCTAATTGGTAAGATCTAATAATTGACAACTCGACTGATCCCAATATATCGCAGTTGTGATTCTTATTAATTAATCTTATTTTCAACAACGTACTTTCAGTATCTACACCCTCTTCTAGATCGAGTACCTTTGGCCATAAATACAATAAGTCATCCCATCGCCCATAAAAGGCAATGTGCTGTGCAATTTTCATAAATTTTTCTGGATAGTTAAGAAATAACCAAATTAGTGTATAACGTCCCAATAACCTTTCACCCTTTCCACCTCTACAATCGCGAATATTAAAGGCTAGTATGAATGTATCATCCACATCCTCTGTAACTGCTTCGCGAATATATTGATGTAGTGTAGGAATATTTAGGGTTCTAATTGCCTTAAAGAATAATGAAATTCTACCATTACACTTATTTGTAGGGTCTGGTTTTGCTATAGAGATAGCACCATTCCGTGTATATTCTTTTTTGTCTTGCATTGCTGTAGCGAAGTTGGACATGTTTGGTTAAATTTAACTTTTAATTGTTTAAATCATTTTTAATTAGGATTATTTTAGTTTCTTTACACCATTCGTTATAATCTATTTGTAAGAGCATACGAACTATCTGGGGACAACTAGAATCTAAAACACTCATTCGTGATTGCACTGCGGGTTCATCAGGATAGGCATCTTTGTAATAATTGTAGTATATTTTAATTAGAAATTGTTCGGAATCCATTTTGATTTTTAAAAAATCAAAAGATAATTAATCTCATTTTTATTTATAAAGTACCCACATTCCAATTTGGATAATCTACCTTTGCGTACGCGTTGTAGTAACTGTATTTACTTGATGGGGGTGATATGTAATTTTCGCGCATTCTTTTATTAGCCATAGAACGTCTGGCAGCGTAACCCTCCGCAATAGGGTGAGCCATAAGTAGTTCATTTAAATTTGAAGGTAATCCCTCGCTAAATGTACCCAAGTTGGTTGCGAAAGATGGAAATGCCTTTACTGGTCCCCCCTCGAGTGGAACTATCAAGCCATTGGTAATTTCGTTAGCAAACATCGACATGGCTTGTTTGCAGAATCCGCAAGTTGGCATAATGAACATGATAATAGTGCCAGGGGGCATGGCGTCGTGATGCTCTTGTGGAAGGGGTGATGGTTTATTTTTGGGACCAGCAGGAAGGGGCATGGGTCCAGGGCGGGGCATGGGACCAGGGCGGGGCATGGGTCCTGGTCTGCGTCCTGGGGTGGGGGAACCAGTACCATTCATTAGCTCATTAACAATTCCCTTAATTCCTTTTTGTTTATTAAAGCCCTTAACCACCTTTGTAGGGTCCTTAGCAAGGATGAATAGAGGAACACCATTACCCGCACTTTTTGGAGGTTGTTCAGTGTTTTTGGGGTCGTCTAGCATAATAATTTGAATCATATTACCCATTCTTTCATCTTCAATGGCTTTCTTTGCAGCAACACAATGAGGACACGACGATGTGCCGAACATTTTAATTGGTTTAGACATTTTTATTTAAGAACGATATATTAAATTTTTAACTAAATTTAATATTTTAAGAGGATTTAGATTGGCGTAGTTCCTTATTATCTTCTCTAACTTCTTTGTATCTTTCCTTAATGTCTTCTAATGAAGCATTAAGTCTTTCTATCTGAGCGTCTTTTTTAAGTAATTCACGATCCCTATCGAAGGTATTAGAATTAATTTTCTGGGTCATACTTTTAATCTCCCTACGTAGTTCCTTAATATCTGAATTGAGATTATGAATTTCGTCGTCTTTTTCTTCTAAATTAGTTCGTAAGTTTTCATTTTCAGACTCCAATTCATCTATGCTTATTTTGAGGGTATCATTAGAAGCCTCAAAACGTTCTGCGCGATCTTTCCATTTTTGAGCTTTACTTTTCAGGTTTGCGTACTTCTCTTCTATAGACATTTTAATAACCCATTTAGTATCCTTTAAATAACAGCTTATTTATTACAGGCACTAGAACTTAACTGGCTCGATTTAGCAACATTTTCACCGTTAATTTTGAAAGCCTCGTATACATCCTCCGGCATGATAGTAACTGTGTTATGCTGGTTATTTGCAATTAAAACTGCAGATAGGATCTCAGAAAGTCTCTTATCCGCAGTATTATAAATAGTATTATATGAATCTTCAGACAGACTTTTAACACCTGCCTTACGTGCTAATCTTGTGATAGATGGTTTAGTAATGTACTCCATTTATCATAAATATAAATACCGCTTTAAGTTAATATAGTTAGATAAATAGTCAATATTAACTTAAAAGGAATGCTTTGTTCAATAAACAATATGGAACCAACCCAGCAGCTCAACAACAAGAGGAAGAAACCTCGTTTTTTCGAATTATATATAGGTAAAGTTCTGAAAAATATTTCAGATACCAATGGTATCGCTAATAACCCCAGACAACAACTTAACAGTATATTAACTCACCTAGCTACTATTATTGCAGATAAGACCGAATATTTAACCAAGATTGCTAACAAAAAGACAATCTCCGTTAAGGAAATTACGAATGCAATTAAAATATGTTTCCCTGCTGAAATTTCTAAAAATATTATAACCAACGCTGAGAAAGCCGTTAAAGTATATGAAGAAAATAACAACTCCAAGATTAATACGCGTCAAGATAAAGCCGGAATCACCTTCCCCCCAGCCATTTGCGAAAAATATATCAGACAATCTGGAACATCAAAACTAATGGTTACATCCCACCCACCAATATATTTGGCTGTAGCCCTAGAATACGTTACCACAGATATTCTAGAAAACGCCCTCAACATCATCAAGGATACCAAAAAAGTACGCCTTTCCATCCGTGAATTACAACTCAGCGTCTTCTCAGATCCAGAACTAGAAAAACTTTTCACAAAAAATAACTTACGTTTCATGGGTGGAGGAGTCAACCCATATATTCACCCAAATTTACTTTGCAAGAAACCACGTAAAATCAAAAAGGCTCCCGCAGACGGTGCCAGCGATGAACAACGTAAGAAACACCGTTTCAGACCCGGAACTGTAGCTGTTAGGGAAATTCGCAAGTTTCAGAAGACCAACAACTCCGTAATTCTAGCAAAACTACCATTCCAACAACTTATACGCAAGAAATTACAAGAATTGCTACCAGATAACAACAACATCAAGGTCAGTAAGGAAGTATTCATTATTTTACAATACTTCATAGAAGAGGAACTCATCAACATCCTACACGACGCCAATTACTGCGCAATGCACGCCGGACGCATCAAAATTCTACCTGTAGACATTGATTTTACCATGTTCATTAAGTATGGGAAAAACAACCCTTACAAATCTAACTCGCCAAACATGGAAGTCCTAGATGTATCAGATATCAAGGAATTGGATGTCGAAGACGACGAGGACATTTTAGAAGAGGTAGCATAATATATCAGTTTAAAAAACTAGAAACTTCTACAAAAATGACTACTCAAACAGAATTAACAAAAGAAACACCACCTCAAAATGAGGATGAGGATGAGAGTCCTCCTTCCCATAATATGGAAGGTAAATATGTAATCTTCATGGAAACCCAAGGGGAAGAACATGAACAATGGTTAAATTTTATTGTATTGGAAGGTAACGAAGAAAATCTTAAACATCTCCAAGAACAACTATTAAGTGTCGAATGGACCATTGAAGAGGACGGTAACAGCACATTTGATTTAGATCTTGATCATCCCGTCTCAGCAATTACAGCCAAGGAAATGACCAAGGTAGATCTCAATGCTTATTCATTCAATAGAAAATTTGACGGTAAATTACGACAAGTTAATTTAGGTTTCAAAAAGAAAGATAAACATCTCAAAAAGCTAGACAAGGCTTTTGAGGTTCTTGGTTATGGTAAAATCGAAGATTATATCGACGATGAGGATGTGGATTCGGAGGACCTAACAGAAAATGGTGACTCATCCGAAGACGAGGATACTGAAAATGAATCCGAATCTGATTCAGATACTGAAGATGAAACCGATAAACCACCCCCACCACCCCCAGCACCCAAAAAAGAACGCGAAAAGGGTATTCCCAAGGCTCTATTAGAAAGTGATAGACCTAGGTGGACACGCGGGAAAGGTGGTAAAAAAAATAGAAAGTAAATATTATTACCAAATAATATTTACAACGTAGAAAATAGTTCCCGAGCACTGCCATATATTCTATATGGTTCTACAATTACATCACCTCCCATTGTATCAGGAACCATACTACCACCTGGGGGCATAACATCAGGAACCATACCACCACCTGGGGGCATAACATCAGGAACCATACCACCACCTGGGGGCATAACATCAGGAACCATACCACCACCTGGTAAAATAACATCAGGGGACACACCACCACCCGGTGCTATACTACCTCCCATTGCAGGTCCAATCGATCTGGATAAGTCTGGTGGAGGAATTTCAAGGGGTGCTAAGGGTAATGTAGGTTCCATAGGGATTTCTAGGGCAGTTTCCGGAATAGACACTGCAACTTCTGGAACGACTTCTGCGGCGACTTCCGCAGCGACTTCTTCACCTTGGTTATTAACGTATATATTGATTTCTCCACAATTATTACCATCACAGACAGGGTTACAATTATTACATATACGTCCATTCACATAAGGTAAATAATAATTACCCCAATATCTGTAATAATAGGGATCTATGTAATTCATTTCAGTACACATAGATCTTCCGGTAGCAATTTTTCTATTACATTGTCTTAAATTATCATATGAATTATATGTTGTAGCAATCTCTCCGGTTAAAGGGTGTATTTCCCTGTTATTTACATCAGTTTTTGTAGGAATACATATGACATCGGCAGAATCGTTTAAGTCATCTGGAGAAATTACGCAAACTGCTCTGTGAGGTTTTGATACTTTGATATGTTTCACCTTATCTTTTTTAGAATTCCTTTTAGAGTCTCTTTCAGAGTCCCTTTCAGAGTCCCTTTCAGAGTCCCTTTTAGAGTCCCTTTTAGAGTCCCTTTTAGAGTCCTTTTTATCTGTTAATATATATATAATTATAGCAACTACTAACAATACTAATAAAATACTAAGTCCCATAAAATATTTTAAGTACGTATCAGAGGTTTGTGTCATTTATATAGTTACTATATATTATTTAAAAAGTAGGAATAAGATTGGGAATATAATTGTTTTACTTGAATAATATTATAAATAATGCAATTACTAAAATAGAAAATATTATACTGATAACCCAGCTGCTTATTTGTTTTCTATTAACATCAGTTTGGGGTAATTTATTTAGTAGGATATTATCTAGGGTGTATGGTTTTCCTGTTTTTTCGGCCCATTGTGATATTTCTGAGCATTCTATTATAGTTTCGAATAGGGTTTTGGGGGTTGGAAAAGATATGTTATATACTGGACCTAATTTTCCATTCCATGGTTGTACAATACCAGTATTACATACAAACTTTGCTTTATTGGGGTCTTTCTCTGCGAAGTTTTCGAAGTTTATTACATATATAACCGACATATTTGTATAATCGTTGGTTTTATTTTTAGTAGTAGGGGGTTTATAAGTATTTTCTATACATGGGGGTGGTTTGGAACAATAGTTAACGAATATATTTTTAGCAGTAGACATGTGTATATATAATGGCTTAGTCTCTGGTACGGGAGATGGATAGGCATAAAAATATGTACCATTTAGATTATAGGTTGTAGGTGGATCTTTTATTAATCTTATTTCTGTTGTGTTGTATGGATAATTTTCGTTCTTGACGGCGCAATATAGTTTCATACCCAGGGGAAAGGGAGTTACTAATGGATTAACTGCGTAAAATGTAAATGCGAATTTCCACATGGGGTTTCCGTAAGGGGTTAAGGGAGGTTTTCTGCATTTATTTACTATGTTTCCGTCTGTATCAACTGATGAGAATGAGTTATCTATATAGGTTAAATATTTGCCATTAGCAGTAGAATGATAGACACATATTGGTATTAATATGGTTAAATTATAATCATTATTCATTTATTATAAGAGGAATATATAATAAATGTCAAAATTATGATAAGTAGCCTAGTTTTTTAAGTTCAACTACTAAAAAGTTATAAATATTTTCAGTTTTAACATCGTATGGTACTGTTATTAGGGTAACACCCGCATCTTTACACATTCTCATTTTCATGTCATCCCTATATTTTTGGTTCATAAAATGATCATGGCTACGATGCATCATTTTATTATACTTATAGTGTTGTACACCATTGTATTCAACCGCCAGTCGCAGGTCCCGATTAAAACAATCCAGTTCTAAATTCCAATTATTCCCTGTTACTGGATTCTTCAAGAAGTCTGGACGTTCTGATGGGAACTTTCTAGGATAAAAGATTTCCTCAAGTACTCTTCTACATTCTATTTCACCTTTACTTTGTCTGGGTGGCGCCCTAGTAGATGATGAAGGTACGATTTGGTTGTTTGTGGTTGGATATACGAACCATCTATCATTAGAAACTGTACCTTTTTTCCCTGTTAACCAAAAATATAATCCGCCAATGAGAAAGAATGCTACACACAGAAGCAATAATAAGTTGCAAAGTTCCATGTTTTTAATACTATTAATAAATCCCCTTGATTTTTTTTCTGATCTATATTTACTATATTTATTGAACCACATTTATATTAGGTGACTAAAATTATTCCATTTCTATTTCATCATCATCGTCATCTTCATCTTCTTCAGGTATGGATGGAATTTTTTCCCTACATATGGGGCAAACTGTATTATAGTGTCCCCATTCTAATATACATTTATTATGGAATAAATGTTTGCACTCTAATACAGTTACATCATCATTTGGTTTGAATTCTTCTACACATATACTGCATTCATTTGAATATTCTCCCCCAGAAATTAAAGAATTATATTTTTGGGAATCTACTATTATTTTTGTTTGATCATTTCTGCGTAATTGCCTACTTGTTTGTAAGGATTCGTCCACAGAATCCCTCAATATCGAATTAAAAACTTGTCGCGTAATTATCCTAGTACTATTACGTTGTTGAAACCTTACACCTACAACTGGTAAGTCATCTAATGCCTGTACCATTTCCATTAGAGAAAACAAAGAATCTACACTATTTTGGGGTTCTACGGGTGGTTCTTCCGTAGGGGGTTGTTCCGTAGGGGGTTGTTCCGTTGGAGTTCTAGCAAGAGACATATTTCTTTGCATTGTAAGTCTATTAATGAATACATCACTGTGAACTCTAAATGCAACATTTTCACTCATTTATACTAGAACAATAAAACGTTTAAAATAATTTTCAAAGTTTGAATTTATATAATTTTGTATAAATTCAATAAAAAGGTGTATGATTCCAACCTAATTCTTCGAATAGATTCTTACATACTTCATCGTGAAAGAACTTTCGATCTATGGTTTTGAGGATAATAAACTCATCCTTGTTACATTGATGTTTATGACGTCTGAGGAGCTGATATAGGACGTATTGCGTATTAATAAAATTTTTCCTATTAATGTGTTTGAATTTTTTATCATATAAATCTGTCAAGGCATCAAAGTCGTCTAATAACTGGTCTTCTAAATAACTTATGTCATCTGGTTTAATGTTAGTGAATGTATAATGTATTAGATGTACATTTTCATAGTGATTAGAATACCCCAATTCCTTGAGAAATAATAGAACATGGTTTTTTGTAAGATTCTGGAAACGTTTATCGTTAGGTGTTTTTTCGTCACCCACAAGGAGATGATGTTTTCCAAATTGTTCCTCTAGGGCATTATATATTTTAGGTAAAATAGTACTATTTTGTTTCCCCTGATATTGTTTAATACAATCTCTAAAATGTATTTTACGATCGTACATGTATTTAGATGATATATTAATACGTTCTATATCATTGTAGGAAGAAATATGGCGTAATACTAACTGCTGAGCATAACAATGCTGACATATATATGTATTTTTATCTATTATATCAAAATCTTTCTTATTGTTACAGTTATTACAATGTATGGATTGGGACTTATCTAGGTATTCATTAACATTGATATTGGTGTAATTATTGGCTATTTCCATGTAATTTGAAATTAATTGAGTTTTTTGTTTGTTATTTTTAACATTTTTTCCTAAGAAACTTACCTTAACTGGTGTTTGTAATATTTTTTTGTATTCTTCGATTATTGGCACTGTTTTCATAAGATACATATGAAAATCCATTTTAGTTTCTAGATTTTTAATGTATTTATTCAAATTATCCTCATTTTCTTTTAAATTTTGCGTTATTCTATCGCTACTTTTAATATTTTTAAGATTCGCAATAGTATCGCAGAGCTCTTCTAATTTTTTATTGTATATTGGTAACTTAGAATGCTCTTCATCAAACGACTTACGTATTTGCGCATCTATATTAAGGATATCTAGAGATTCAGACATTTATCATTCTAAAGATATGTTTAAAACTATTTTAAACTTATATAGATACTTCCCGTAATATTTCCAATATACAATAAAAAATTAGAAGAGCTCTGCGATACTATTGCGAATCTTAAAAATATTAAAAGTAGCGATAGAATAACGCAAAATTTAAAAGAAAATGAGG